CGATGCAGAAGACTTTGAAGTTTCTATCGTACCTTCTATCGTACCTTCTATCGTACCTTCTATCGTACCTTCTATCAAGAGTTTTATAATAGCATCCTTTTTCTTTCCACTATATCCCTTGATATTCGTTTCTTTGCAAATTGCAACAAGTTCTTTGTGTGTTTTCTTCGAATAATCCATTGCGTTTAACTTTATCCATGATTCTTTCATAGGAGCATCAATTTTAACGCTATCATCATTTGTTCGAGAGGGTTCACCGCTATATTTAGTCATTTTTATTATAATACTATATATATATTGAAATCGTTATATTCATTTTCTAAGATTCAAGATCCCTAGAATACCAAAACTCCTAAATCTTGGAAAACAGCCTAAATACTTTGTCCAAGAATCTACTAACCAATTGATCGATTCATCCATAGGATCCATGGACCAACTACCCATCCACGATTCCATCCGCCAAAAACTGGATTATTTTTACCGCACCAAAACAGTGCCCCATCTGATTTTCCACGGATCTCCCGGTACTGGGAAGCGCACCTTGGTCTATGAGTTTATCAACAAGATCTACGACCAAGATAAAGCCAAACTCAAAACCAATGTTATGTTTGTTAATTGCACGCATGGTAAGGGCATCAAGTTTATCCGAGATGAGCTAAAGTTCTTCGCCAAAACCAATGTCCAAGGAATGCAAGGGGTTTCGTTCAAAACCATCGTCCTATTTAACGCAGATAGTTTGACAATTGATGCGCAGAGTGCCCTGCGTAGATGCATTGAGCTCTTTAGTTATAATACGCGGTTTTTCATTGTAGTAGAAAACAAGGAAAAACTGTTGAATCCGATTTTATCCCGTTTTTGCGAGATTTATGTGCCGGAATATATGGATCCCGATGGCCAAGTCCAGAATCTACATCAATACCATTTGTCGAGGGTCTATGGACCCCGGTGGATGCCTGATCGATATACCCTCTTTGATCAACTCTTGGACTTGTCCTGTGGATCAATAGATCACGCCTTACTAGTTGATGCCGTGTCGGCCGCGTATGAAGAAGGGTTGTCTTGTATCGATTTAATGGAATGGATCCAATGCTCAACAAGATGGGGCGCAAAAGAAAAGATTGGTGTGCAGATGCAATTTCACAAAATACGCGCGGAATATCGATGCGAGAAATTGCTCATGATGTCGTGCTTGGACATTCTCTTTTTTCCAAGAGTTGTGTCGCTGTCGTCGTCGCTCTAAACGATATACGAAATCCATATAAACTCTTTGATCATATTATGAGTATCTGTAGTAAAATGGACGTTGTTTGGTCGATCGGGTTTTTCATAGGTACCTTTGGATTAGCAGTAGGGACGGCCTACGGTATATGCGAGGCATTCGGTAAACCGTTTTTCAATCCAAACGACACGGTTGAGATCTACCAAAAAAAGGCGGCTACTATGGCGGTGTCTTCGGGAATCGCCATAGTCGAAGGCCTCCTCCTATCGATCTATGTATTTCACAAATACATCACAAACGACGTTCATACATGGTCGCAGTCCTTGGTCCAAATCGCAGCCTATGTTGTTCTCGTGGAGATCCTGTATTACGCATACCACCGGCTAGTCCATCTGCGGTGGTTTTACCGAAATTTTCATTCTACCCACCACACCATTATAGATGTCCATCCATTCGATACATTCTATTTCGATTTGGTCGATGTGTCGGCGCTGGTCTTTGCCCTGGCCCTGCCCATCGTCTTTTTGCAGATGAATTGGGCGGAGCATTTTATCACGATTTATCTCTATATTACGAGCGGATTAGTGTCGCACTCTTCGGTGTTGTATGACCATCACGTAAAACATCATCGATTGCTAAATTGCAACTATTGTTTGTTTTTGCCCATTATGGATGTTTTGTTTAACACCTATAGATAAAGTGTGGTCGACACAATAAAAATGTAAGGCAGAAGGCAGACGGAAGAAGGCAGACGGAAGAAGGCAGACGGAAGAAGGCACACGGAAGAAATCATATACAAGTCTAATCTAGATCTAGTTTATCGAAGACGGTGTCTTTCGCGCCGTTCTCTTTCCATTCTTTTCGTTTTTGCTTGTTCTTCCATATAACGAAACATACATAAGAAACACGACATCATAGTTAGTATACAGCACCAGAAGAAGACGAAAGCGACGACTCCTGTTAGAAGGACATCGTATTCAATCGGAGTAGGACAATGGAGTCTATAGAAACGCCGCACATGGTTTTCGGTGGCATTGAGCCAGACCTCACCTGCAGGCCTGTGTGTCAAGGGGAAGTATTTTCTTTGGTAAATAGTTGCAAAATATTCTTTGGTAAAGGCCGATTGGACGGCCTCTGTGTATTCCACAAGCGAGCCATTGATAAACATATGCTCGTTCATGTAGCCGCACATGGCTTTGTTATAATGTCCATTAGAACGCATCTGATCGACATTGAAAAGGGAGAGCTCGTTGGAGCCGAGGATTCGTGCAAGATTTTCCTCTTGCGAAACCGCATAACGGGTATTCCGGTAGTTATTCCGAGCCCGACGGCGCGATGCTTTTGTAGCAGAGACGCCAGTAAACATGGAGGCCGCGATCAAGACAAGGAACAAAACAATAATCAGATTCATTTTAGCGAAAGCTATGCTAACCTTTTATTTCGAGAAAAAGCAGATCAATTTTGTTTTTAGAAGAAGAACCCTTTTTTCCTAAATGTCTTTCCCTTCTTTTTGGATTTTCTGGATTTTGTTAATCTTTTTTCTCTCATTTTCTTGGATCGACCGCCGATTCGTTGTGCTTTTATTTCATATCCAGGGTATTGATTTCTCAACATACTTTCTAATGCATATATTTTGGAAGGTTTGGCTTGTGTTTGAATTATTCTAGATATATTTAAATATAATGAAACAGTTTTATTGTCATAATCAATTTTATAGCCAAATCCTTCTTTTTTCGCGGCTTCTTTGGCAAGGTGTTCATTCTGATATTTAAAGCCGGTTCCTAGATCCGCGTGGGCATCGAATTCACTTATCATTGAAGCTCTCGTAGGATCATATCCATCTTCATCTTCTTCACTGGGTATTGAAGCTCTCGTATGATCATTTCCTAGATCTTCTTCACCGGACATTTTTATATTATAAAATAAACAGATATATTTATTTCACTGTGTCCAATGCCCACAAATCACCCGCCAAATCTAGGTTCGTTAAATAAGGGTATGGAAGATAAAAATATCCAGCAGCGCCCCACTTAGACCCCCAACTATTACGCACTATCCAAGCCCCCTTCATTGTGGGATTTGTTGTTTTATTATTTTTATGCTACTCTTTTTTCAATTACATTATATCCTAGGTAGTTCTCCCGGAGGCTCTGTCCATAAGATGATATATACCCATTTGGATTTTGTATATTAAGATGTTGCCACATTGACGATTCATTATAATAAAGTGTAACAGTTTTTGCGGCATCATCTATTTTCGTGCTAACTCCGTTTTGTCGTGCCTCTTCCTCCTTCGCGGCTACTTCTTCTTGTCGTGCCTCTTCCTCCTTCGCGGCTACTTTCTCCGCCATCTTCTGTTTCACCGTTTTGACATAATTCTCAAAATCAGATATTCCTAACGCGTGTTTATACAAGCGATATATCGGGTTAGATAGATTCTTTTTTTTATCTTCTATATATGTATTCAGTACGACTGCTACGTCTGCTGTATTAGTTATATTTCCTCTATAGTCAGGATCTACTTTTATCGCATGTTGATGTATTATTTCTATATTTGATCTACCATTTTCTGGTATAGCTTCAAGATCAGTGTTAGTCATATTCAATACGCGTGTAATTACCTGTAGTTCGGATTCTCCAGATTGTTTAATAGCATTAACTGCCTTTGCAAGAGCACCTTCGCCTCCCATTATTCGGCGGCGACGCATAGACCTTCGGTTTTTTGATCTCCCATTTCGTTTAGATAGTCTGCGTTTAGAAAGAGTATGTTTCATTATATAAATAATACTATTATATAATTTATCGAAGATCATTTCATTTATCGAAGATCATTTCATTTATCGAAGATCATTTCATTTATCGAAGATCATTCCACCACTTATCACCAGTGGGTGCAGTGCTAGTAGACTTCGCATTGGATTTAGGTGTTGCAATTGTTCGCATAGGAGGAGCAAAATTATGTCGAACCATAGTATTAACATTAGGGTTAGAATCACCCTGATTCGTGTTTTGGAAAGGAGCGGGTTCATCTAAAGGTTCGGTTATGGGTCGCATCGGTATTGATTTCGGTTTATCTGGATTCAATCACTCTATAGCCCAAGATCTTTGATGAGATGGAATATTCTTGGATATTGTATCAAGACGTATGAATGGCGAACGTTGTTCACGACATCTTTTATCATTTGGAGTAATTCTGGGAGGTCGGTTCAACATGATCATGATATGACTATTGTATAGCGATATTCACTATTGTATATTCAGATATTTTATTCAAATTATTATTATAGTTTTTGTATAATAATTTATACCTAGATATACTATTATGAATAATAAAGTCTTTGGCTATGTTTATTTATTTATTTGATCGGAACAAATATTGCTTCCGTATTCTTTAAGTCGGCGAAATATAATGTTTTAACGAATCTTCTTATTTTGGCATTCAGTTTGTTATTATTCTCATTTATTATGGTTGGATATAAATATATTGTAGATCCATCTTATTTCAAGATAAACAATACGACACTTCCCAACTTTTTACATTTGTCCAAAGATCCTATTTCGAATTTACTCAATCCAAGAGTATTTGGTGCATCAGTATTAGATCAAATTGGCACAATAACACGTATTTTGTCCTATCTATTTTTACCACTGAGTGTAGTGATTCCGCTAACCTCGTTTAATATGTTCCCTGTATTAGGGATTGCGCATTATCTAAACAATGTTAAAATTGTAGAAATTGATTATATTGCCGGGATTCTATGTGTTGTTGGAGCGATTATTCTTAATTGGAGTACCATAGTAAATACTAAAAAGAATACTACAAGTATACAAAATTATATAATAGGTCTTTCTTTATTAACTTTATCAATTATTGCGAATTCATTTGTCCTTGTTTTTTCGAAAGATATGGCCGATATTTTGACGCCGATTCAAAGTATGTTAAACATAAATTTTGGCGGATTTTTTCTAATATTAGCGATATGGCTTGTGTATACGTATATTCCGATGAATATAGTTAAACCAGTGTTTCCTGAGTTTCGACGTACATTTCCAACCGCAAAAGAATTGAAGTATGCATGTTTATTTATCCTTTCTCTTTCTAATATTGGATTTTTAGCATACAATCTTTCATTAGAATATATAACTTCTATAGAATATTCTATTTTTTCGAAAATATCTATTATTTTGTCATTATTTTCTGGATATTATTTCTTTAACGAAGAAATCGGAATATCTAAAATATTGGGGTGTATTATCATCATAATATCCAATATATTAATCAACTTGAATGATATAGAAAGATCCAAGATGTTTCAAAAATATATTCGTCTTGTCTAGTGTGAGTTGGATAGTTCTTCGTTAAAAGCCTCGGTCCAAGAATATCCGCCATATGTAAATGGACGATTTCGTGATTTCGAATTTGCACGAGGCCAAGAATGAATGGTGTAGTCGTTTAGTTAGTATTTTTAGTCCCCTGGTTATTGAGGGGATTCGATCCATTTTCAATGAGTCTTGGAAAATGTGCGCGGACACGGACGAACTGGGAAAATATTTGATGACCTTCCAAAACCTCTTGTGTCGCGTCCCTAAATGGAATTCTGTTATCGTGGAGGAAGAACGCGCAAGAATCATTGAACGCAGTGGATGCAACTATTTAGAAGATTTGATAACGTGTGTCCATATTATCCAACTCAAAGTCTTGACGTGTATTCGCGTGGGCAATCGTCAGAAAAAGATCGATATCTCGATCCCTAAATTGGATCATTTTATTCACAAGGTCTATATCCACGCCGCCAGAAAAGTGTATACGAATGTGTATTTATTCGAGAAGAATGTTTCACCACTGCAGATCCAGAAGAACAATCGCGAATTGGAGATGATTGTCCAAGAATGCATTCTAACCGCCATTCGTGAAAGTATTCCTACCGAGGCCATTATCCGGGCTTACATGGATGAGAGCATTGAAGAAGAGGAAGAGGTCTTTGTAGAAACCATCAAGGAACCGGTGTTATCCCAGGATTCCGGTCTAGCGCAAGAACCTACTTTAGGAAGTTCTACCGCGGATTCGATTGATTCTTCTGAGTCCAAGCCCGAAGAAAAGGGGAAAGAGGAAGAACCTCCTGCTGTTGTGCCCACGATTCAAAACTTGGACAATGAGAAAGTGTCAACTAGGCTAACCTTTAACGATTTCGATGCGGTCTTGGACGGCGAAGACAAAGTCCAAGAGGTGAATGCTCCTAAAACGATTGAACGGTTAGAACAGGTTAGTATGGACAACCACCTTCGTCGTAAGATGGAGGAGGAACAGGATGCCGATGAAGATCGCATCAAAATCCATACAGATACCATTGATTTAGCAGGATTGGATATCTTGGACTTGGACGTCAAGGGCTCATCCGCCCCTTCTTCGAATGAGAATATCTCGTTGACATTAGATATTGAAGAGCTCTAATCTGCGGATAAAGAATGCGGATAAAGAATGCGGTAAGAATGGATCCAAAATACCGAACAACATATTATATCGATTATGCAAGAACTCTTTGTTTTAGCGATTATTATAACATCTCTATTCTGTGTCTCCAAATTCGTAGAGATGAAGTACTTGGACGAGTCCAAGCCATTGAAAGAAACCGTACGCGACGCACTCATTGTATTGGTATCTTCACTAACCGGCGGGTTTATCTTTTTCAACTGTAGCACCATGATAACGGACTTTTTCAATGTGGTAACCGAAACCAAGGTTCTGAATACGGAAACTACACAAGTATTTACTGATAAACCCGAGTTTTAATGATCCTTATCAATAGATTTTATCTATATAAGATAAGATAGAATCTATGAATAATTATTTGATCGGATTAGGTGCAGGAGTATTAGGACTCATTTTAGACGCACTTTTACCGATCGTTTTCCAAGAAGGTGAAGTCGAAGTATTTTCCTTTTTATTTATCCTCTCTATTGTCTTTATTATTATAACATCCACTTATTTATTAATTTTCCAAAAAACGGATTTTACAACATTATATAATCAGCTCCTTAAAAAATCGAACGACATAAATGTATTATTTTACGGAGGATTGCGATATTTGAAATATATATTGGTAACTTTCGGTGCTTTGCATGTAAATCCGGGTCTGTATAGCGCGCTCTACTGTTTTCAAATCATAACATTTTCGATTTATTCACATATGGATTTCCAACTTTTTCCAAATGCTTTAGAGATTTTTGGATATATTGCAACTATTCTATTCTTGGTATCTATAACGTATTTGTACATTGAGGAAAAGAAGGGGGCAACTGCAAAGCGCATGTTGCTTTATGGAGCCGTTGCGATTACTATTGCTATGGGTGCCGACTTTATTGATAGTGATTATTTTGCGAAATTTGATAAAAATCCCTTTGAAGATATCGAACTCTCTTCTTTGGCCATGGTTATTATATCTACATGTGTGTTGATGTATCGTACTTTCTTTGTTAAAGGAGCCTCTACTTTTACGAAGGATCTTTTCAATTTCGGGCACTTGACTTATATTATTGGTATTGCGATTTTCATCTGTCAATATATTCCTAGTTTGTTGGAATTTACTACGTTCGATTGGTTGAATCCTGGAACCATTATGGGACTCTTTATAACACAGGCCATTTTGGGATTCATATTGAATCGTTTCTATTACAAAATGCACTTTTCTCCTGCTCTTTTATTGTGTATATTAGGTTTAGTTATTGGTTCCATGTGCATTTTAGTTGGATATCTCATGATAGAAGGCAAAATCGATTTCAGTATTTATAAACATATGCGAAGTATTCGCACATTGGATGGTATTGCAACACACAAGGTATTGAATACTGCAAAGAATCGGACGACCTTGACTAAAACCCCCTTTCCTTCTCCTTCTGTATAATAAATCAGTATTCTATATAATATTTGTCTACATTATATAGAAGTGTTGAAGCGTATATATTATGGCTAGGGTGAATACGAGAAAACACACACGATACGGTGGTAATCGGTCCAGTACACGATCTAGTAGGTCTTCGGTATCTAGTAAACGTATGAAGAGCCCTTTATCAAAAAATGGAGTGGGATTGATAACTGAGTACCATAATATAGTTAGGGCGTTGTATAATCTATATATATTTGCTAGTGATTTTGTTGTTTTTATTGAGAAGAAGGTGCGTCCCACTGTAAGAAATGTATTTGGATTTCGAACGTCGAGATATAAATTCAAGGATTTTACATCTAGCCATCTAGATGGAATTAAAAATATGATTGAAACTATTGAGAACGACTTTCTCGCATTGAATCTTTACTTGAATCAGAACTAGATGAGGTTATCTTGCGATCCTACAGAAAAAACTATTTATTCTATGAAAGAAGAATCATGGAAAAATACAATTTGATTATTAATCGTTGCAAAGAATTAGAGGAACCAAAATGTATTCGAGATTTCGATGAATTTCTCAAAGAGCATGAACAATTACTGGTAAAATTATAATAAGTGGATCTTTAGCTTTCCGAAAATGAATATAACTCTTAATCTTTAGAGACAATTACTCGTGTCAAAATTTTTGTGAAATAATGAAAAGATGTAGAAGATGAATGAAACAATTCTTCATGGTTAGGAGATATTTAGATAAGTCTAATATAATAATTATAAAACGCGGATAACTTTGTAAAACTATTGTATAGTATATAGAGAAGTAATAACACACGTATTGTAATGAGTAAAAAATTGCGTAAAATGTTTACTCCAAGTTTAGCTAGTATTAGAGAAGGCGAAGAAGAATATGATGAATCAGAATTCGAAAAATTAAAGAATGATGCAGAATTAGAAGAAATCAATGTATTAAAAGCAAAAGATGCAGTAGAAAAACAAGGGGATCTCAAAATAATAAAAGAAGAGAAAAGACAAATGATTCAATTATTAATGAACATAGTAGATGCATTGAAAATACAAGCGACACAACTGGTGAACATATTGGAAACTTTAGAAAGAAACGTTCAAGGTAAGAAAGAGATAGATGAAAGGATACGCTGTATGTTAGAAATAAATCGGGCAAAAGATATCATAAAAGAGGACGAAGAAAATGAAGAAAAACTAAAATCACAAGTGATTGAAGAAGAAGAGGGAGATGCGATAACAACATTAGTAAACGCGTTAAACTCACAAAGAGAAGCTATAACAAAAGTAGTAGACGCATTAAATGCTAAATTGAATTCAGCAATAGAGGCTGAAGAAAGAGATAAGAAAAATTTCGAGAGACAATTAGAAGCATCTAAACGAAAAGAAGAAGCATCTAAACGAAAAGAGCAACAGATAATGATAGCGAAAAATAAGAAAGAAGAGAAAGAACGGAAACGGCAAAAAAGTCTATACCAGCTGCTAGATGAAAAAGCTAAGGAAGAAGAAGAAGCTGAAAAAGCTAAGGAAGCAGAAGAAGCTGAAGAAGCTGAAAAAGCTAAGGAAGCTGAAAAAGCTAAGGAAACAGAAGAAGAAGCTAAGGAAGCAGATGAGAAATTAACCGATTATAAAAACAAAATTTACAAGTTTTATACTGAAAAGGTTCGACCTAATAGAGGTATAACCTGGGGTTTTGATACAGGAAGACAACGTTTTAAACAAAAATCACAAGACATTATGACCCCTCTACCATCTAATTCAAAAGAAAATCTAAAAAAAATATACACTGAACTGAGAGAAGCATGTAGAAGTGAGCTAACATCTGGACTTTTTGGTAAAGCAAATAAATGCGTGAAACATTTTCAAGAATTCGAAAATGATAATTCAGATATGTTACACTATTTACATCTATATAATCTACCGAAACTTAATCCAATTGTGCCGACTACACGTACATATAATTTTAGTGGTGAACAATATAATAAAGGAGGAAAAATGAATAAAATCACTAAAAAACGAAGACGCACCAAACGATTCAAGAGGAGAAGAACACTCCAAAAAAGATAAATAAATTTCAATAAGCACGAGAATATGCGTATTGAAATACGGGGTCTCGATAAGACCTTTTCCGACTTGCCGGAATCGAACCAGCGACATTTCGATAACATTGAAAAACCACTACAGTCGAATGCTCTACCAACTGAGCTAAAGTCGGGATACGGTCCATCCACCTAACTGGATAGACATATTATAACGGGGTTCTTTATTTATATTGTTTTACGCACATATCGTTTAGACGTCTTATTTCTACCGCCACTAGAAGATGATCCTTTTCTCGAACTATTCTTCTTGGAATCATAAAGTCCCAATAGTGTCGTTAAACACGTTTCATCACCTTTCCAAAAATTTTCATTCATTTCCTTTTCAAAATGCGCTGAACCTTCTACATATTTTTGTAAATAATCCTTGTACGTAATACAAAGTTCTTTTACTGATGTTAAAATATCGATTTTCTTGGTTTGAGTGTATTGGGTTTTTCCATTGATTAATTTTTTGATATATTTACCAATCGTACCCGTATCGGGTAGGAACATTGATTTCAATTCAGTATTTTTTTGTCTAATTGGATTGCATCCAATATTACTACCTAAATTACGAAACAATTTTCGACACGGTAATATTTTTCCTATCAATTCAGTATTTTCTACAAGAAATGTTATCGATTTCTCGCAAAAGTGTTATTATAGCTTCGTTTCCGAGTTGTTGATCACTTTTTGCAAGCCCGGTGTGTATAGCAGCTTCGCGTAAAGTGCCGATAAAACCACTCGTTGCGGTGTTCGATTTAGCGTTAGTTTTACGTTTGGAACTGTTTGACCTTCTCGAAAACATCTATCTATAATAACCTAATATTTTCTACGTGATGTCTGGTAGACATGTTTCATTCATCCAATCCATACTGATTTGATTTACCTTTAATTAGAATAATGGGGCAGGCTATCCAAATCGATCATTACATCGATAGTAGCATCCGATTCAGAGTCCAAGAATTGACTAAAGAAGGGGAATTCTAGTTGCGCCTCCGGTGTATGATCGTGAACCGTTCGGGCGATCATTTTGTACAATTTGAAATTGGGGTAGCGCTCTTCGCCATTCTTCTTGTACAATACGTTTTTTCCGCGATCATCCGTGCACCATCGCACAATGGTCTTTTGGAATTCATCGTATCGCTTCGGATCCTCGTCTTCATCAATAATAAAGTCGTATATGGACGACCCCATACGGCACAAGTCAAACGCATAGTTGGGTTCCAGCCGGGGTTTATTCTCATTGAAAAACGGTTCGCAATTGTATTGTGTAGCGGCATCCCCACCCGGTCCGAAACTATCGCTACAGAACATCTTTTTCTGGAAGGTGTAAATGCTGCGGCCAAAATCGATGATTTTATAGATGCGTCCATAGGTTGGCACCTTGTACACCTTGCCTTGAAACTTGTAATAGAGGTAGTCTTTGTCGGTAGTTTTCCACATAATATTGTTGGTGTGTAAATCATTGTGCGTAAACTTGAATGCTTTTTGGTAGGTTAAGAGGATCATGTTAACCTGGAATAATGCACTTGCGGCTTGGTCTTCGTCGATAACTTTTTTTACGAAGAGTTGGTCCAAGGTACCCTCGCATTTCTCTAAACATATCATTTGTATGGGGAAATCTTTGATATATCCGTAAATTTCTTCTTCCTCTTGGTCTTCGTCCAAGTCTTCGTCCAAGTCTTCGACCAAAGGATTATCATCGTCGCCTTCAGGTTCACTCTCGCTTGTCCAAACGTCTTCATCGCCTTCTTCACCCTCGTCTTCACCCTCGTCTTCACCCTCGCTACTGTTGTTTTCGGAAGACCCCGAATCACTCGAAGAATCTGCATGACTAACCGAGGAGGTTTCGTCCATCAGGGTATCGTCCTTTGGTTTGGTATATACCATGTCCACCACTGCTGATGCATTGGGGTCCGTAGGAGCATGTTCGATTTCCGTCTCTAAATCACACACCGAAAATGCGGATACATTATGACTGGCAGCAGAGTCGATACACAGCTTGCGACGGTTTCGTCTAGATCCCGCAATTCCTTCGAGACCGTATCCACCCCCACCCATCATTGTGGGATGATCTATCGTAAAGAGATCGCCATGATGCTTGTTAAAAAACCCTGAGTTTTGCAAATACTCCATATCATCCGTAGTACACACCTTGAACTGTTTCTGCACACCTAAATAAGAACCGTAGAAATCAATCCCGTGAACAAACCCGTGATGGTGCAAAAGATTGGACGCCAAATAGTTGAAAAAACAGTCGACGTAAGAGGCGTTGTGGGGCGACAAGATCTTGCTACATGCGGTCTCTTCGGTACTATCGATTCGAGGCATAGCTCGCATCCTAGGGTCTTTGACGTCGTATTTACCGATCATGTATCGAAACGGGTCCAAGAGGGGCGAGAATTTGATAAATACGGGGGCATCTATGACCTCTTGGGATTCGATGTCCAAGATATGTTTGGGATCCTTCATATGGTAGCGATGGTTTAGAGCAATTTTATCGAAATTTTGGTGTGTCATATCGAAAAACCGGTTATATACGGGGTTGTATAACTGTAGATCTTGGATATCAAAGGGATTGTATGATCCAATGGGGGCGTCTGTATTCTTGGCGATGTCCAAGACCGGAGGTCCAGGTTTAGAGTAATGAATTTGGAATGGTGGTGAAGATCCCGTTGATGTCATGAGTATCGGCGATATGAAATCCCTAAATAGATAATTTTATAGAAATAAACCAATCGTTCGCTGTCCTCCTCTTCTGATTCGCGAATAAGAGAATCGTTCTTTTAGCTAAATAAATAGTATAACGGTATTACAAACCACACAGAAAATAGAATGACTTTGGAACTTAAAAAATTCGATATGAGATGGATCACTTTCAAAGCGGATGAGAATAAAGGTCCCGTTATTGTTATGATTGGGCGTCGTGATACGGGTAAGTCTTTCTTGGTGCGCGATCTCTTGTATCATCATCAGGATATTCCCATTGGTACGGTTATTTCGGGTACAGAAGCCGGAAACGGGTTTTATGCGAGCCACGTTCCCAAGCTGTTCATCCACGAGGAATACAACACAGTATTGATCGAGAATGTGTTGCGACGTCAGCGTGCGGTCTTGAAACAGATGAATAAAGATATTGAGATGTACCGGAAATCGACGATCGATCCCCGCGCTTTCGTTATCTTGGACGATTGCTTGTACGACCAGACGTGGACGCGAGACAAAATGATGCGCTTGCTTTTCATGAACGGACGTCATTGGAAGGTCATGTTGATTATAACCATGCAATATCCTTTAGGCATACCTCCCAACTTGCGAACCAATATTGATTATGTGTTTATTTTGCGCGAACCTTATATGACCAATCGCCGTCGTATTTGGGAGAATTATGCGTCGATGTTTCCTACGATGGAGTCTTTTTCTTCTGTGATGGACCAGACTACGGAGAACTTCGAGTGCTTGGTTATCAATAATAATGCGAAATCGAACAAGCTGCATGACCAGATCTTCTGGTACAAGGCCGAGACGCGTCCGGATTTCAAACTGGGTTCGAAAGAGTTTTGGGAGATTTCCAAGGGGATGGGCGACGATGATGAAGATGAGGCGTATGATCCTAGCAAGGGGAAAAAGAAGTCGTCTGTTGCGATTAATGTGAAGAAGACCACCAGTAAATGGTAAAGCTACGTAGTAGCGACTAAAAAGCAAGCGTTGCTACTAAAAGCTACGTAATGGCTACCAAAGCGACCAACATAATAATAAAATATATCAAACATGTATATACAGAAAATGTATGAATTAAGTCCCGCCACAACTAGTCATCCTGCGTTGAATCCATCGGCATCGACAGA